CCACCACCTGAAGGAGGAGGAGATTTTGGTGGAGGATCTGATTTGGGAGGAATTGGGGATATTCCACCACCACCTGAACCATCAACACCACCGGGACCTGAACCGGGAGGAGAAGCAGGAGTTACGCCCGAATCAAAAACAATAGATAGTATGAATATTTTATTAGAAAAAAAAGGACTAATAAATGAGAATGATTTTATTGATTTGTCAAAAGGAAGAAATTCTTTGGGTGATATTGGTGATGAACTTGATAGAATACTAAAAGATTAATATTTATTATAAAATAATTACAAATGAAAATAGGTGTATTAAAATCAAAAGTGGAGAAACTTCTTTCTGAGTCATACGGAAAAGGTACGTTTAAAGAAGAAATTAGAAATTTTAACAAAAATGTTTTATCGAATAAAAACATTTCAAAATTATTTTTTCTTTATGATACGTTATCATCTAAAAATGGTTTGGATAGAAAAATCGCCGAAGATTATGTTTTAGAATCGATAACTATGTTTGAGAACATAATTAACACTACCGATAGAAAGGATTTAGAAAAATTAAAAAAATGGGTTATTGGAGTTAATTCCCATAATTCATATAACGATATTGATAATTTATTTTACGGGTCCTCTGATGTATTACACTTAGAGAATAAGGTTAGAAGTAAACAACGTATAATTGAGGGTCTTATAAGACCTACGATTGTAGAAGATAAGGAACCTATAATGTTACCTTTAAGTTCTATGGTTAAAGTTGCAAATAAAACAATAGATGATTTTATTTCAAACCTAAGTGAGAGTGATAAAAAAGAATTAACTTTATTGTTAAAAGAAGATGAATCAAAATTAATTGACAGATTTAATTCTCTTAAAGATGATGCTACGGTCAAATTAATTTTTGTTATGGAGAACGAACCTAGCGAAGATATAAAAAACACCATTTTAGAAACTATCGATAATATCAAATCAAAAAAATTTGATAGATTAGAGTATTTTCGTTTAAAGAATTTGGTGGATAATTTATAATTTTTTGACAAATTACCAAATTTAACTTATTTTTTTTTCAAACAAATAAACTTGGAAAAAAATGAGAGAATGAAAAAAGGTAAAACCGCTAAGATTAGTGGGTTTAAGGCGTCTAAGGTAAGTTATGGAACTGTAGATTCAAAGAATTTAAAATCAATTTATATAAACATTCAAACTTGGGTTGAACCTAAAGATGAATTTGACAATTGGACAAGAATTGTTCTTAATATGTCAAGAGCTGTTAAACATGTTGTATTTAATTGTGTCGATAAAGAATTGTTCGATGATAAGTTTATAGTTGATTTAGATTTAAGAACAAGTGGAATACACCACAAAAAAAGATCATTTATGAATTTGGAAATAAATTTATTTCTATTTGAGGAAATGGATTTTAAATCACAAATACTAAAAAAATCAGTTAAAGATATTGTGAATTGTATTCATTCTGACATTTTTAAAGGTAACGAATATTTTAATTTTTACATAAGTAAAAAGGATAAAACTGAACTTGTGGAGATATAAATATAAAGTTCGTGGTATTTATATAAAAATATTGATATGAACGAACTTAAAATATTAAAACCATATGAATCTGGTAGAGGAATTCTCATAGAGTATGATGCGGGTTACGTATCACCTAAAGAATTCGGAAATCAAAATATTTTAATGGAATCCAAAAACTTTTTGGATTATAGTAAACCATTTGAATTTTATGCGGTACTACAAAAGTATGATACCCCAAATCGTAATGGTAGAATATATCCCGAAAGAATATTAAAAAGAGAGTCAGAAAACTATAAGAAAATGATTAATAAGGGTGTTTCATTATCAGAATTGAATCACCCTGAATCATCTTTAATTGACTTAGATAGGGTCGCCCACATTATAACTGATATATGGTGGGACGGTAAAATCTTAATGGGTAAGTTAAGATTATTAACATCGCCAGGATTTCATGAAAGAGGAATTTGTTCAACCAAAGGAGATTTAGCGGCAAATTATTTAAGACAAGGTGTAACTTTAGGGATATCATCAAGAGGTGTAGGATCATTAAAAAAAATAGGTGAACAAAATGAAGTACAAGATGATTTTGAATTAATATGTTTTGACTTAGTATCTTCACCGTCAACACCGGGAGCGTATCTGTTTTCAAAACCTGAAGACCGAAATAATTTTGAGGAAAACTTAGAGGAGGAAAAACAAATTCAAAGAGATCGTCACGTTGGTCCTAATTCTAACAAATCAATTGATTTAATGAACCGTTTAAATACATACCTAAATAAATAATTATTGATTTTATAAAATACTTTAACGATATTTTATAAAAAAATACATTATGGACGAAAAATATTTTATCGCAAAACTTTTTTACGAATTTCCTGATGAGGAAACTGGTAAAATAAAAAAAGTTAAAGAAGAAAAACTTGTCAAAGGATATAACCCTACTGACATCGAAGCAAAGATAACAAAAAGGTATGAGGAGATGACTTGGGATTGGAGAATCACGTCAATTGCAGAAAGCAAAATAGATGAAGTCATAGAAGTTATGTAATATTTTTTTACAGATTTTTTTAAAAAGGGAACCCCAAAAAGGTTCCCTTTTTTATTTTATTAATTTTTTTTACGTGGAAAATAGAATAAAATGGATTTTTTATCAAAATGACAATATTTATATGAAAAAATAAACATTTACGTAAAAAATGGCAAAAGAAAAAAATTTGGTCGAGGACGCTCTAATTCAGATGAAGAATTTAGAAGAAGCGGTAGCCGAAAATGCAAAAGGAATACTTGCTTCAACGATGAAGCAAGAAATCAAAGATTTAGTAAAAGAGTCGATTGTATCTGAACAAGGTGATGATGAGACTGAAACAGATGATGAAATGGACATAGACATGGATTCTGATGAAATGGATTTTGAGATGGATTCTGATGAAGAAGAAATGGATTTTGATATGGATTCTGATGAAATGGATATAGATATGGATTCTGATATGAGTGATATTGAAATGTCTGACGATGACGAAGTTATCGATTTATCAGGCACAGACATATCTGATGAAGATTTGTTAAAAGTTTTCTTGGCTATGGATGAAAATGACGGTGTCATAGTAAAAAAAGATAACAAAATGGTTAACCTAAAAGTCGAAAACACTGATAAAGAGTACATGATTCAAATGGAATCCGAAGAAGAGGAAATGGACGAATCTTACGAAGAAATGGAAGAATCTGAAGAAGAAATGGATGAATCTTGGGGTGGAAATAAACACGATTTCAAAAGACGTGATGGTCACAAAATGGGAGATGTTGATGGACACTACAAAGATTACGAAATGACTGAAGAGGATGATATGAGTATCGACGCTATTGTAGATTCTGTTTTTGGTAGAGGTTCTGAAGAAATGGAAGAATCCGAAGAAGAAGATGAAGAAGTTGTCTATGAAATCGAAATGGATGAAGAAGAAGATGACGAAGAAAATGAAGGTATGCAAATGGAGTCTATGAAACCAAAAGTTGGTAAAGGGGCTAAAATTGGTAAACCTAAATTTACTTATAAAAAATCTTCAGGTGGTTTTAAAGAAACCATGAAAAAAGGTACTAAAGGTGTTGGAATGGGTAAACCTAAATTTGAATTTAAAGAAGGTAAAAAAGATATTTCTGATGTGGTTAAAAAAGAAATGAAACCTTTTAAGAAAAAAGAAGAAACTAAAGAAGCGGCACGTACTTATGGTATGGGTTCAAAAAGCGGACGTGGTTTAAGAAAAGGGATCACACCTAACAGAAATCTAACTTTCGAAAACGAACAAAGACACGAGGAACAAATTAAAGTTCTTAGAGAGAAAAACGAAGAGTACCGTAAGGCTCTAAATTTATTCAGAGACAAATTAAATGAAGTTGCAATTTTCAATTCAAATTTGGCATACGCAACTAGATTGTTTACTGAACATTCAACATCAAAACAAGAAAAAATTAACATCTTGAGAAGATTTGATGACGTTGAAACTATCAAAGAATCTAAGAATTTGTATCGTACGATAAAAAATGAACTTTCACCATCAAATAATAAAGGTTCGATAACTGAATCAATTGAAGGTAAGATTGAAAAATCTCCATCATCAGGTTCAGCGGTAAATCTAATTGAGTCTAAGACTTATGAGAATCCACAGTTTTTGAGAATGAAGGACATTATGTCAAAAATAACAAAATAAAAAATAAACTAAAAAATAAAATCCAATAAAAATGGGAGCATTATTAGAATCAGGTCTTGTTGGTAACATCGGTCTTAAGCACCTTAAAGTTATCAAAGAAGATACTATAAACAAATGGGACAAATTAGGGTTCCTTGAAGGTCTTAAAGGCCACCTAAAAGAAAATGTTGCACAGCTTTATGAAAACCAAGCGTCACATTTGATTAACGAAGCAACTTCCGATGCGTCATCAGGTTCTTTTGAAACTGTTGTATTCCCTATCGTTAGACGTGTGTTCTCTAAATTGTTAGCGAACGAAATCGTGTCTGTACAGGCAATGAACTTACCAATCGGTAAATTGTTCTATTTCGTACCTAAAATTCAGGGTTACTCAGGTGGAACTGTAACTGATACTTTAGGTATCACATCAGGAGATCACTATTCACCTGTAGGTGGTCCTGGTAACTATCCTGGTGACCCTAACGCAGGTTACGCAACAGGAAATGGTTCATACAATTCTACATACCAAAAAAATCTTTATGATTTATTCTATGAAGGAACAGAACCAGGTTTGAACCCTGCTGGTATTTTCGATTACTCTAAAGGTCGTTTCGTTACATTAACAGCATCAACCCCAACAGTTGCGTGGTCAAACGGAGCGTTGATCGCATCTGCTTACACTTCAGGTGAATTCAGAAAAATCATCGTAGCTCTTTCAGGTTTCTCAACCGCAGGTATCGGTAAATTAATTGGTCCTGATGGTCAAGAACAAGATACAGAATCTTTCTTATCTAACTTAGTACTTTACACGGATAATTCAACAGCGGCTTCTCAATTGGGAACGTCAACATTTACTCCACTTCTTTTCAGAGTTGTAACTCAAAAGTATGGTCAGGCAATGTACGGTCCTCAATATACATCAACACAAGCTGCTTTCGGAACATCTTCAACAGGTGGAAATGGTGGTTACTACGATAACGTATGTAGTCAAACAGGTTTCATCTACTTAGAAATTGACGCTCAAGTACCTGTATGTGTTTCTTGCGGTCAATCAACACCTGATGGTTATTCAGGAGCTACTATCACAAGTGCAATTTGGTCAGGAGCGTCAGCAAATACCAACATCAAAGCGGCTTGGAGACGTTACGAAGAACTTGAGTTTGAAGATAGAATTGGTGAGGTTTCATTTGACCTTGAGTCAGTAACAGTTTCTGTAACTGAAAGAAAACTAAGAGCTCAATGGTCACCAGAACTTGCTCAAGACGTTGCGGCATTCCACAACATCGACGCTGAGGCTGAATTGACAGCATTGTTGTCAGAACAAGTTGCGGCTGAGATTGACCGTGAGATTTTACGTGACTTACGTAAAGGTGCGGCTTGGAATCTACGTTGGGATTACAACGGATGGAAGAGACTGTCTTCAGGTACAACACCATACACACAAAAAGATTGGAATCAGACTTTGATTACCGCAATTAACCAAATTTCGGCTCAAATTCACAAATCAACTCTTCGTGGTGGTGCTAACTGGATTATCGTTTCATCTTAAATTTCTGCGATTTTCGATGACTTGGAATACTTCCACGTATCAAACGCTTCACCTGAGCAAGACCAATTTAACATGGGTATTGAAAGAGTAGGTACTCTATCAGGTCGTTACCAAGTATATCGTGATCCATACTTCCCAGCAAACACTGTGTTGATCGGTCACAAAGGTACTTCGTTACTTGATACAGGTTACATCTACGCTCCGTACGTACCTCTACAATTAACTCCAACTATGTACAATCCATTTAACTTCACACCTATTAAAGGTATTATGACACGTTACGCTAAGAAAATGGTTAACAACCGTTTCTATGGACGTATCACAGTTGATGGAGTTCGTACATTTGACTTGAACGAATTGAGATAATCAATTTAACTTTAAAATACGAAAAGGGACAAGAAATTGTCCCTTTTTTTGTTTTTTTTAGGTATTAAGATATTTATTATAAAAGTAAATACCATGGCAATAAGACTAATGACAGGAACCACATGTGGTGTTGGTACAACAATCACATTTATCGCGGACGATACAATCGTTGCCGCAAATCCACTTAATAGAGTTTATCAATTAGATACTGGTGTTTGTTTTACATTAACAGCATCAGGTGCGACAACTACAAATGGTCCAACCGCATATATAGCCTTTGGTCCATATACCACATGTACTCAATGCATTACACCTTTAAACTCAGGAGGAGTGGCATCGGCGAATTGTAAGGATTGTGGTACAGGTTCATTTAGCGCATCGTCATTTAATCAATCAGTATACACTAATGGTCAAAATAGAGCGATAAGTCAAAACAATACGGTCGCTCTCGGAGGATTCAACGGTCTAAATAATTAAGATTCCTTAGATAGGACTCTGATACATTTAGACAAAACTTCCGTTTCCCCAATATTGTAAACACCTTTTTCGTAGGCGTGTTTAACTGCATGTACTAATAATACTCCCGCAATACTCTTATCCATAGTTAGTAGGATACTTTCCAATTGATCTTCTGTGTCAACTTCGAGTCTCCCAAACAAAACTGCTAGGGGATGGTTTGATTCGTTTTCCATTTAATTTAATTATTTTAGATTTAACAAATTCAATAGTTGCCTGATCAATATTGTCAATGCAATGGTAATTATCGAGGATAGTTTTATTGAATTCTTCATTTAATTCATTCGTCCAAACAAAATTTTCGTAAAGCATAAATTCGTTATTAGTTAGATATTTATAAGTATAAATATTTTTTTTCTAAATGACAAATAATAACAATATGAATGAATGGATTGTAATTGACCAAAACACAGATGTTGATCTATTAACCGAAGATTTAGCGGTTTGGTTTGGGACTAAGAAGAAACCCAAGGGGTCTAAACAACCTAAAGGTCCTTGGGTTAATATTTGTCGTAAAAAAGAAGGTGGGGGGCATCCTCCTTGCGGAAGACCTGAGGCATCAGATAAAGGTTATCCTAAATGTAGAGCCGCAGGCGTTGCCTCTAAAATGACTGATTCACAGAAAAGAAGTGCCTGTCAACAAAAAAGAAAGGCTGAAAAATCTAACCCTAAATCAGGAACGGGTAACAAACCTAAAATGGTTTCGTATAAACCCAAAAAAAAGACCTCCAAAAATGAAGGTCTTGAGAATTTAATTAGAAACGTTTTAAGAGAGTTTAGAACTTCTTAAGGATATCGTTTAAGGAATGTGTGATTTGACTGTGAATTGCCGACTCATACGACTTTCTACGACTCTCAATTTGGGTGTTAAACAAATAGTTAACCCTATCCCAAGTTCTTGGGTCCATTAAGATATTGTAATGATAAACGTGATTGGTTACAAACGCTTGTTGATTTTGTAAAGTCACGTAGATACCCAATCTTTCATTTTTGATAATTCTTTTTTGAGAAATTGGGGCAAACAAAAACTCTGAGTCCTTTTGTCTTAGAAGTTTTCTACAGATATGAAAACACGTTTTTTGGAAGTCCATAGATTCAGGATCTAAGGTCTGATCTAATGGTCGTCTTTTAACCCATCTGTGGTATTTAAATAACAGTCTAGAAATTTTGTGCTTGATGAATTGGTTTAGTGTCATGTCTCAATTTTGGTCCGACAAAGATACATAAGTTTTTTTAATTAACAATATGGTGGGGAACATTTTTTCTTACCATCTAAACCTGGTTTTTTACCTTTACATACTAGTACAGCGTATCCATTAGCGTATGCTGATGGGTAAACTTTAAACTTAGATTTTGCCGCTGACTTACCTCTTGAACATAGTTTGGTTCCCGCTTTTTTTCTACCCTCGCCAATTACGTCATCAAATGACATATCATTAATATCTTGTTCTCCATCACCTTTTAGTTCACCCATCATAAAATCAAATACTTGGTCCATATTATTTTTAGCCTCGGCTATGTGGTCCTGAGCCCAATCATGACCATTATCTAAAATTTGATCTATAATTTGTGGGTCTTGTTCTAATAACATATCACACTGTCTTTTAATCTGTTCTAAGTTTGAAAAGAACATATATCTGTCAGTATTACCTTCGTGGGATTCTCTTAGTACTTTTTTTACAATATTAGTTAAATCAGAATCAGTTAGTTTAATAATTTTTTTCATAATAATATTTTGATTATAAATATTTTGTAAAACAAAAAACCCCTCTTTTGGAGGGGTTTATTTTTACTTTTTAAATAATTTGTGTGTTGTCCTACTTTGTTCGCTTATAATATCTAAATAATAGATACCCTTTGGTAAATCGGTAACATCTATTTGGTCTGTTACATTATTAAGTTCTTTAATTTTCGAACCTAAGTAATTGTATATAATGACATTCTTAATGTCGTTATTGTTAATAGATATTTTGTCTTCAAATGGATTAGGTGATAATACAACATCAGATTCTTCATCCATAGTCACAATATCATCAAAATCAACTTTTGATTGTAGATCACAGTTATTGAATGAGAATACCCCATCAACGTCGTAACCGTCAGCACTTTCGTTAAATAATGATAAAGGTGATCTATCCGTTATTCTTATGTATTGGAAACAATCAACGTCACCCATCTCCACCATTCCATCCAAACAAATAACATCCAACGAATACCAAGTATAAAAGTCCATAGACACCTCAACAAGAGATTTCTCAGGGTATTGTTCGCATTGTGGGTTTCCAAATGTGGTTTCAGTTATTTTGAAATCAAAACCTTCTCTGTTAAAAACCACAAAGTCGAATTTAAGAATTAACTGACCTCCAAAACCTAACGATACAAAATTAACTGATTCAGCCCCTTGAGGTAGTCCCAATGCGTTCTCAGGATTACTTCTTGATAATGCAACCGGAGTACCATTTTTTCTAGGTCCTTGTTTAAAGGTGATAACTTGTTGTGCAGAATTAGGGACCAAATCAGTTGGTATCATCTCAGTTTCAATTGAGTATCCCTCAATACCATCAACATCATAACCATCACACACTCCGAAAGGGTCAAAATTTCCATACGGTGATACGTCAATTACCTTGATGTATTTAGCCCAAGTTAGATTACCTAAATCAAATTCTGAATCTTGACAACCATAATCACAAAAAGACCAATTACAGTTATCTTGAGACGCGAATACCATAACCTTCTCAGGGTATCTTTTACAGTTAGGTGTTCCAAAAGTTGTTTCATGGATTTTAAAATCCATTCCCTCAATATTTTTAATTGGGGATCCCATCATAACTGTAAGTTCTCCACCAAAACCCAAAGATAAGAAATTAACATCATCTTCGGTTGTGAAAGTATCCGATGCTTGTGCAACACCAATACAGTTACTAATGTTTGATCTTAACGGACTTACAATTCCGCTATCGTTGTTTAATCCTTGATTAAACGTTAATACCTGTCCCACCCATACCGATTGGGACATAGATACCTGGCATAGTAATGCCATAAATAAAGTTAAAAGTGTTTTCATAGTAGTATTATTTTATTAATAAATACTACGAAAATCAAGACATTAAGTCAAATGTAAGATAAACCGTTATTTTTTATTAACGATTTGAAACTTAATTTGCTTCTTATATGTACTAATCTCACCATTTATATTTACCTTAATATCTATGAAGTATTCGTTAGGTATTTTATCACGAGTATCAAATATAAAGTAATACTCATTTGGTGCTTTATTAACTTGTGTCCAATCCTGCACTTGAACTTCAGTTTGACCCTCTTTCACATAAACTCTATAAAACGCTCTTATTTTATTCAATAATTGCTTTGAGGTATATTCTTTTTTGATTATAACCCCAACTTTTCTTATGTCGGTATTTAATATTTTTTCGTCTTGATTAATACCATAATAATCAAATCCGTAAGACGATGGATCATTTGTCGATGTTCCTATTGTTATTGATGACGAAAACGGTTTAACAATTAATTCATTTTCAATATTAGGTATTGCCACGCCATTTAGAGTTAATCCACTCCAAGTGTCCGTAAACGTACAAGGTGTTTTATAACCTAACAATGCTGGTATTGTAACCTCATAAACCCCTTGGGTTCTTCTACATGTTGATAATGACGTTAATCCTGATATCGGATCACCATTACTATCAGAAATGGTAACATATGGGTTTGAATCCAAATTAACAGGATTTCCATCTTCATATAGATACAAATATAACTTATTTGATTTACCTAATGAAAACAAATCTCTGTCATCCTGAATTAGATCGTCGTATGTTGTTTGTAAATAAGGTTCGTAAAATGTTTGAGTGTGTCTTGTAAAAAAGGCAACCGAATAATATTCAGTTGTTGAGGTATAGGTTTCAACATTTGGTTTATATGCAATACCCCACCCTGTTACTCCTGTAATGGTTCCGTTTAAAATACCATTAATCTCATTAGTCATATCAAAAGAGATATTCTCATTTCCAAATTCAAAATGTTGTTCATCGATTATTGTAAGGGCGGAATAATTAAGACCTGTTAAACCCGTTAAAGAATTTAAGTTATCATAAATTCCGGGATTAGACCAATCAAAAGTTAGTTTTCGTTCAAACCAATTCGACGGACTAATAGAATAATTTTTTTCATCACCCAAACCTAATCCTAAATCATATTCTTTACCAATACCTTCATCCCAAGTTTGTAAATTACCTGTCGTTCCCGACGATAACGGTATCCTAAATAAAATTAAATCAAACGATGTTGCACGATTAACCGAAGTACCAAATCTTGTTTCATTTAATAATGATTTTTCAAACGTTGTTGTATTTGTCATTATTAGTGTGTGAGTCATTGAACTTGAACATCCAGTTTGGATTATACCGTCATTTATTTTTTCGGTTAGTAAATCTAAATCAAGGTCAAAAATAAATCTTGAATATGTATATTTCGGATCTATTGAATTTTTTAAACCGAACACTAACTCAGCGACAGGTTCTTGTCCTGTATTCTGATATGAGTTTAAAAAAATGGTATTGTTTTTACTAAAATATGAATTATTTACAGACATCTTATAAGTTTATCTATAAATATCAAATAATGGTGAATTAGTTAATCCTAATGTTTTGATTAAGTATTGTATTTGGTGCGTCCAAAAGTTTTTGCAAAATGTCCTCAGATTTGGTCCCATCTTGACCAACAGGTACTGGTGGTAGTCCGTGATAAGGATGTACGTGAGATAATAAAAACTTAACAATTAAATTCATTAAATCCAAAGTTTTTTCACCCCTCATTAGTGGTTCCGTTTTTGATTCAATCTCATTATATTTATCTTGTGATATACCATAAACGGTATCCCTTAAATTTATTTTATTAACACCGATACTTGAATCGTGTGAAATAAGATATAGTTTTTGAGCCCCCATAACACCATATGTAATCGGTTCGCTGGTTACTTGTGGTTCTTGATAACTTGTTTTTTTTATCTTTAAAATAGGTCCTGTAAGATTTTTTGCAGTAACAATTCCGAAACCAAATGAATTTGAACCGTCATTTATATTAACGCTCTGAAATAAAGTGTAAATGTTGTTAGACTCAAATGGATTCCCTTGGGCGGAAATCATATTATTATATGTGGCTGGTGATGGTCTATAAACAAATGGAAATTGCTTACCTTCTTCGGAAGTAAAAGTATTTGGATTGTGATTTTCCACCACAATTTTATCATTATTTAACCCTCGGATGAAATTGTTAATTAAATCAATTACCTCTTGTAACGTTTTATTATTAAATTCAAAACTAATCGGTAATTGACTACCCTTTAAAGAATCTACATCAGTATTTATTTTAAAACTATCATAATTTAACACAGGGTTTGGTTTTGTGTTAAACTTATACAAATTAATATATCCCCTAAAATTATTCATTTCGTTTTCGGGGTTATATAAATGATATTCAATTAAATACTTAATTTGTTTAACGTCAATAAAAAACGTGTCCTGATTAAGAGTCCCACCTAATAATTTTTTGGTATTAAAACGTGTCAACTCGACAAACGCTCTTTTATAATTTGCGGTTGGTAAGTTAGTTGTGGGCCCGACCAAATCGTTTGTTTTACCGGCTCTTAATAATACCGTGTCTTCTTTTAGGATTAAGTCGGCGGATCCTCTACCCACTAAACTATTGTCATCGGGTTCAGGAAAAACACCAAATGTTTCTCTTGATATTTCACCATTAACTTCTTTTAAATTTTTTTGTTGTTTGTAATTATCTCCTGATAATGTATTTGTTTTTGATGCGGTTGAATTTTCATAAACAACTGAAAGTGGTGTTGACGGTGATACTGGAACATAAAATCTATTTCGATCGGCTAAGAAATTAGTTTGACTTGATGGGTTTTGAGTATATGAATAAATAATGTTAACCAACTCACCCTTTTTAGGGGTAATACTTAACGTAAATGGTAACAACGGAACAATTACAAAAGGATCGTCTTTGGTCCATTTACAAATATTCTTAATACCTGTTTCAATATCAACAGTTGAATTTTGGACGTTCCCTGATTTACATCTCTCAACGATAGTTTCTTTAATATCGTTTAATTTGTAATTGTCCTCCAACACCCTTAATCTACCTAGTCTTAACGGATCATCCGAATCTAAAACTACTCCTTGATGTATTAACTTATAATTTGCCATTATTTCTTTCGTTGTACTCCTTTAACAATTTATCATAAGATTTTTCAACAGTTTCTAAATAGAATGTTAATTTAATAATGGTGTCTTTTGTTTTATCAAACTCATTACTAAGAGCGTCCATAGCTAAAACCAAATCTTTATTTGGTCTGTCTTTATATTCTGAAATAATATTTTTAATCTCCTCCATTTTTAAACAAATTTACCCGATATCGTAACAGGACTTGTTGCCACACCAACTACTGGTATTGGTAGAACAAATGTTTCAGTCTTTGCGTTTTCCCACAACTCTTTACCTTGACCTTTTAAAGATGCGTATTCCCCAATTAAACCTAAGTTCGGACTACCGTCGGGTAATGGTCCTGTTGGTAAACCTAACTTCTGCATGTCATTAATTACGTTAATGAACGACCTCTCAACCGAATATCCGGGTAATAAATTAGCCGCCAACAATAAAGGGGTTGGTACGATGTTCCTACCAATTCCTGGTAATCTTAATAATGCTAATATTTGGTCTAAAATATTTTTGCATTGCCTCCAATCTTGGATTATCTTAATTACCTGTATTAACAATGCAACCAAGTTTAGGATTATAGCGTATTTCTTAGTTACGGTTTCTTTTGCTAAGTCCGAACTAATACTTCTAATTAATGTGACGATATCTTTTTTTATTATTTTAAATAATTCCTTAATAAATAACCCACCTATTTTTGATGCTAAGTTAACAAAAAACCCTTTATATCTTTTAGTAAAATCCGCCATAGATTCAATATCTATGTTTTGAACGGTTTGAGTTCCCGCTTTTAACATAATGAAAATAGGTAAGAAAATCTTAGGACTTAATAGTGATGTAATTAAAGAAAATGGTAATTTTTTTATAAATGAAAAATCAAAACTTAATTGAAAAGAAGGGTTTAACGATATTCCACCATTTTGTGTGAATGTGTTTGTAACCGCATCGATACCATTTATTAAATCCTCATCATTATTCTCATCAATAAAATTTAACATATCGATAGATTGTACAATTTCAAATGAATTTACAGGAAATTTAACATTATTACAATCCTCAAACTCAACCGATCTATTTTGTATATTATATACCTCTTGATCTATCGATAATAAATCAACTTCATTAAATTCAAAAAAATCGTCATCTAAATTATCTAATTCACCCGTTTTAGCCACACCACTTACATCAATTTCAGTTCTATTATCAAAACATAACCCTAGAATTCTAGTAACAATACGTTCAAATTTTGTTTGATCTTTAACTTGATTAACGCCCAAATCTAATTCGGCGGATATCGCACCCGTTAAAGAATTTAATAATTCTGAAATTATCAAATTAAATTCTACAAATGACATTCTTTGGTAATAATCTTTTAGAAAATCTACAATCTTATTAGCCCCCGTAATTCTGTCATATAATGTTATTTTAAAATAGTCACCAGGTTGCCCTAAGTTATCTGACTGTTCATATGATATATCAAATAAATCTTGACCCGAAGCTCCTTTAAATGTGTAAGGTATTCCTTCTTCGGATATTCTTAGATATAATTGTCTGTTCATCGGATATTTAATATCCGTAGTTTCCAAATTTACGTTCTTTTCGTATTTAGTTTTACCGACATTAGAATCGGGGGTGACCTTTAACAGTTGTTTAAAATCTACGTTTTTTAATTTAATATAAATTACTTGATTTCCGTCGTAAGTTTGTTGTTGAGAACAGCCCAATAATTTAACAATTTCGTCTTGGGTAATTTGTTCAATTTCAGGTTTTAATTTTTTAATAGTTTTTACAAAAGTTTTTTTTAAAAACTTAGTGCTATCACTACCATTTCCTCTATTTAAGGATATCAATTTAATTAACTGTTGAAATTGACTCTCGACTTCTTTTTGAAGTCTGTTCTTTTGTTCCTCAATTGAAGATAATGAGTTGGCAATGTTTTTATTTGCCGGTTCATCGGAGTTATTCGCACCGGAAGTTAGTGACTTAACAGAACCTTTGATTTCTCTAAAGGTTTTAAGACTATTAATTTTACTTTGAACTTCTTTATAACCAGTGTTTAAATCCGACATATTATTATTTTAACTTAAAGGATTTTTTACTATCAACATCCTTTTTTATTAAATCATCAATTAATTCGTCATCCATATCTGATATTGAAAAACTTTCTTCTTTACCTGATGATTTTTCCCAAATTGATGATTGTAGTTTTGATAACTGTAATTTTTTCTCAACACAATCATTAATAATTTTTTGTTGTTTTTCAATTACGGGTCCTATTAAGGTCATATCTTCAGGGTCCTTCATCATAGATAACATTTTATTTTGGATCCTAAGAGCGGTACTTCTTTGTTCCACTAGCTCGTTATAAATTTCTTGCATTAGTGAAAGCATTGACTCTTTGGTCAATTCTATTTTCTTTTTTTGTGGTCTAGACATACTTATAAATATTTTACTTTACGATATTTTGAATCAATTCAAAATACGCTTTCTTATATTTTTTTAAACCAGCTCTAATTTCTTTAGTTGAAAGGTTAGTCATCTCCCTCAAAGCTAATAAAATCACGTTCTTATTGAACTTATTATTATCGGTACTTATGAAAATAGAATCGTAATTTACAAATATTTCATATAAAGACTCACCTAATTTTCTTTCATTTTCTGATAAGTTTTTATCCTCTAAAATTTCATACAACCTATTTAAAAAAATATTGATAATATCTTCCGTTTCTAACACATCACTATCTATGTAATATATTAAATCTTCCCTTCCCTCATTTTCCAAATCACTAGAAATATCTTCATACGATATTTTCCTATTCATATCTTTTTGGTCTTTTATTATTTGACCCATAAGATAGTTTTTGCAAATGGTCCCAAAATAAGAGTAGGCCTTCTTTTCCTTAGAAGGCTTAAACTTATCTATTTTGGTCATTAAAAATGAGTGGGTATCAATATGGATTTCTTCAAAATCCATATCTTTCCTATATAACTTATATCGTCTAATTATTGACGATATCATTTTGTCTAAAGGTTTTTTGAGTGATTTATTATAAATGTTGTTCTTCTCTTCAAAAGTTGTCGCTGACAAATATAATCTAACCGCAAATTCTTCTCTTTCGTCAAAATAGTTATCGGATTTTGGTTTTCTCCCCTTCTTTTTTAATTCATCTATCGTGTTTCCACTTAATGTCATTAAACGGTTTGCGGTTCATATTTTATCTGTCTATCAACAGTAAAGAAATATTCTTTCTTCGCAGACTCAATCCAAAATTTAATTTCGTCAGGAACCATAACTTCAGAACCATTCTTATAATTCCAAAAAATAGACCCCTCTCTTAGATTAACGTGTTTGTAACCTATTTTTGGTATTGTCATAATTTTTACGGAATTATGTGTCATTCTTAACATAAATTCATAAACGAATGTTAGTTTAAATGATGGTTTGAATTTACCGTATTGTTCTAATGCGGATTTTTTAATAACCATTCCTGATGATTGGAAGTTTTGGTAATTTTGTAATGTTTCGTTGGTTAGTATTCCCATATCGGGTGAGAAATTCGCCGCAAAGGTTGCCTCGTTTGTAAATCCGGCAAATACTCCTTTATCGTCAATATCGACCACGATTGGTAAAAACGCCTCAACATCCTGATATGAATTAATATAACGATTAACGTTTTTAAACCAAATAGATGAATATTCATCATCAAATTCAAAAAAAGAAACCCAATCTGATGTTGATTTCTCAACACCATAATTAATTTGAGCGGAATAATTAGGTTCGTCTTTCCAAATTAATTTAACAACATTTAATTCACCAAAATCATAGTTGTTAATAACATTTTGTAATTGTTCTTCGTCAGTATGAACGATAATTAGTTCATTAAAATTAATTTTTTGTGTTTTAAGAGATGTGATTGCTTTATCAAAAAGTTCATCAAAATCTTTAACTTTTGCCGATTTAATCGGTAAAATAACTGATAGGTCTATAGTTTCGTACATATTATTCTTCTGTTGTTTCTACTTTAGTTAATTGTTCTTGGAATGGTTCCAATCTAGTCTGAATGTATCCTGAGAATAATTCAACAACTTGTCTTTCGAATTTCTCAATATCTGAGTATTTCTCAGCGGTTTTCTTAATGTTTTCGTATAGAGATTCATTTATATTATCTTCTAACCAGTTATGTAGGAAATCAGATACAAAATCAACAATTTGGTTATGTTCTCTAATCCACACACCATTATCTTCATTCATCCATTCAGGGAATAAATTAGGTATCTTACCGATAACTGGAACTCCAACTTTCATAGACTCCAACGGGAATGTACCGAATCCGCTTGTTGCGTCGATCCAAACTGAAAGGAAACAATCTTTAAGAGCGTTTGCAAATTCTTTTTCCGACAATCCTCTCATATCTCTAAATGTCACCCAACGATATTGCGGGTACTTCAAATAGAATGATTTAATAAGGGTCATCGTATCTCTTTGATCTCTTGTATGAATTGCGATAATTGGTTTTGGTGGTAATACTTGTGATTTAAAAACATCCGAAATTACTGGAGGTACAATATCAAAAGATATGCCCTTCATAATTGAAGAAACATATTGTTTTTGTTCCTCGGAAGTCACAATACATTTTGTGAAACCAAATTGACCCCACGTTTGACCCGGTTGTAATGTTTCCAATACGTGGTCATAGGCTTGACACATAACAATTTTAGCACAAGGTAAATTAGCCAATTGCGGCATAACAAAACCATAAAGTTCAGGGATGATAATAAAATCTTCAGGCGAAACTTCCAAGTTTTGACCTTCAATTGCTTTATGGGGAAGTTCCGTCATAAATTCTTCACCCAACCAATTACCTACCCCAACATAATCAGGTTTCTCATGTAGGATGATCGGATTATATCCATTTTTTTTAAGTGACATCGCCATACGATATGAATGAGCGATAGATGCTTTGGCATTACCTTTGGTGTCTTGCACCATAAAATAAATCCTCACAGATTTATTTTTTAAATTTTCAATCGATTTTTCTAACTTTTGAATTTGTTCTTGAGTCATATTAATATTTGTTAAGTAGTTTTTTATTTAAAAGGGAATTGAACGCCAATTTAAATGGAATTGTAAGACCGTTTGCACCCTTTAATCCCAAAGTTTCATCTACCTCTTCATCTTCGGTCATTAGTACTTCTAACATAGTTTTAACCGCTTCGTATTTTACGACGTTAATGTGCATTTCAGTACCGCCAGAAGGTGAGGTTATGTTGATATATTTTTCAATTTCGTCAATATCAACGTAATAATTGTCATTAAAAATTTTGAACATTATTTAAATTGTTTTTAAAATGTTTTCCAACATAAGGTCAAATTCTTTTAATGAAGAAATTGTGTATGGTGAAGAAACGTGTTTATTATATTCTGTTTCGTATTTAACCACAATTTTATTTTGTGGATAATTTAATAATAAGTCAGGATTTGCCGTAAGTAAAACATCTACTTCATCCCACATCGAATTTAATGTCGTATGAGAATAAAATTTTACTTTTTCTATTTGACATCCAAATTTTGAAATGAAAAATAACGACGCTGGTTTTGATTTACCGATCTCATCTGAAACAATTAAAACTTCATTATTATCTCTATGTTTTATATAAAAGTCGTGTAAGTCATGAAATGTTGAAAATTCTGGGGATCCCGCATGTCCAAATATAGACATCACGTATTCGTCATACATAAAGGTATATAAATCATCTGATGATTTAAATGAGAAGTGGTCCATAAAATTAAGAGACGTTACATCACTTTTAATTTCATATTTAAAACCGCTATTATCACCACCAAAAATCTCGTGAAATTCCTCATCACCTACGGTTGATTCGTATTGATGTATCGGTTCCAATTCAGTTTGTTCGTCAACTAGTTTCTCGTAAACTTGTTTAAATTTACCAACGGTGTCTCTTAAAACACCGTTTAATTCAATTCCGATTTTCATTCTTCGTATCTCTTTAAAAGTTTACTAATGATTGGGTTTCTAACAAC